CTAGCTTTGATGTTGCAAGGGATTTCGCAATTAAAAGTGATTTCCAAATCCTCGTCTAAAACTATTGTATTTGATTCATCTGCTTTTGCAATTAAATCGTCTAGTTCTTGTTGTGTTGTTATTATCATTATTCGTTGATTTAAATTGATTACACAGTTTATATTATAAGCTGGAATTCTAAATGTCAAACATAAATATTAATTATTTTAATTTAATGTTGTTATCTTTTATTTCCTGTAAAATTCTTTCTATTGATTTTGATATATGCTCCATGTTTATTTAATTTATTTCTAAAAATCGCCCAAAATTACCCTGAATCATCACATTTGAAACACCTGTTCGTCCATGTCTATTCTTAGCAATTATTATCTTTCCAGAGTCTGAAAAATACCCGTCCTCCTTATCTTCTCTTCTATCTCTGTGTAATATCATAGCAACATCTGCATCTTCTTCTATACCTCCACTACTTTTGAAGTCATTAATTGTTGGCTCTTGATTACTTCCTTCAACTGCTTTTCTGTTGATCTGTGCTAATGCTAAAATTGGAATATCGAATTGTTTTGCTATTGATTTTAAGGCTGTTGTATTCTCTTTTATTATTAAAGATTCGTTCTTATTTCTAGTGTCCTCACCTTTCATAATTTGAATATAATCTACAACTACTAAGTCTACTGGTTGTTTGTCTATCTGGTTTTTAATAATCTGCTTAATTTGTGTTATATTTAGTCCAGATGAATCATTGACATATATCTTCATATTTCTCAATTCTTCTTTAGCCTCTTGTAAATCTGCTACTTCGGATTGGTTTAGGCATTTCTTCTGAATCTTCCAATTATCAATAGATTTCATGTTTGACAAGAATTTATACATTACATTTCTTTTATCTACTTCTAGCGAAATAAAGAGGCATCTTTTACCTGATCGACTTGCATTTAATATAATATTTTGCCCTATGGTGGTTTTTCCAACTGAAGGTCTTGCCCCTATAATATAAAGCTGTTTTGCATAAAGTCCGCCATTTATAAGATTATCTAATTTAGAAAATCCTGTTTCTACAAATTTATCACTTAAGCCCTCTGCATCTTCTTTGTCAAGATCGTCAAGAATGTCAGAGGTGCATTGCGTTTGTTTTTTAGGTTCTTGAAACTCCAATCCTGCAATTTTATTCTGGAAGTCTGACGATAAATAGTTAAAACTCTTTTCTTGTAATTCGTTTTTACAATTTTCTATTAACTCGTAAAACTCTCTTTTTTGCCATAACTCAATTAATGTTTTGGCATAGCTTCTTAAATCAGCAACTCCATTTGCTAATTGCATTAATATCATTAAGTATTTAGAACCTCCTAAATCTTTAAATATCGTATTGTTTTGCATAAAGTTTTTAAGTGTCACAGGATCGGCGGTTCCCCCTTCTCTTCCTATTCTTATAAACTCCTTCCAAATTTCTTGATGCTCGATATAAGAAAAATGCTTTGATTCTAAAATATCAGCTACATTTAATAATAAGCTGTTATTCATTATTGCAGTTCCCAATATTACTTGTTCTGCTTCTTGATTTTGATAAATAGTCATAATTAAAAATTGTATTCTAACCCATTAACCCCCAATTCGTTTTTTAAAGAATTTAATATCTTTTCTTTAAGATCGTTAGAAAATGAATTATATTTATAAAAATTATCTTTGGTCATAAATAACTTTGCCTTATTTGAGTGTGTGACCTCTATTTTATTTATTAATGTGTCATTCATCATTTTATTGATTAAATCGGCTGTGTGTTGCTCTGTGTTTGATTCTGACTGATTATATTCATCTTTCCAACACTCTTGATTTAACCATGTAGCAGGATATTTCCAGAATTGACTGTCTTTCGATCTATTTTTAATATAGCTATCTAATCCTGACATGATATTCTCAAAGCTGTCTTTCTTTAATGCTGCCTTGAGTTTATTTTTAACATCACTAGGACTTTTCTTTTTTCCGTATTTATTATAAAATTCTTCAAATTGCTTATCTATTAATTTACTATCTTTCTTACTATCACTATCACTATCACTATAGGCATGTTTCGCATTCGTTTGTATGCCATCGCATGCGGTCGCATCCCATCGCTTTTTAGCATTTTCTTTGTTTTTCCTGCATTTTTCTTCATATTTCTCTTGATCTCTTTTGAATTGATTTATAAAAGTTGTGACTAATAAATCTAAAACAGGATCAATATCTTCTGGTAATTTGTTATTGATTTGATAATGGTAAATAACTTTAAAAAGTTGTCCAGCTTGCTTATCTTCCATTTTATCTAAAATGGATAAACTATCTTTGTGTAAAATGAAGCTTTTAGAAGTATTTCGATTTGTCATCAGTCCTATATTTAGTGGCGGAAGTGAGGGACTGATTTCTCACTTCCATAAAGAAAAAAATGTCTTATTATCAGTCCAGACAAAGTAAGTATTTATTAAATGATTCTAAATGTCAAGTAATTATTTTAGGAAGGATCAGGAGGGGGAAAACCAGAACCCCCTCCCTTCAATCATGCAACTTATAATTAGATAAAATGAAAATCTAATTTTAGGGGTGCTGTAATCAACTCAAATCATAGATAGGTTACACCCCTATGGGTGGAGAATGTTAGAAGTGTGAGAAACCACCCGAACACATTTTAATATTATAAAAATTATTTTGCAAATAAAACTTGACATTTAGAATTGTAGGTTATAAACTAGATATTGTAATTAACTTTAATCCCTTAAATATGTTAGAATTATTAAAAGAATTAGAAAGATTAACAAAATCTTTAGATAAAGATATTGATAAATTAAAATTAGACATTGAAGAGTTAAAAGATGGCTCGGAAAAGTTAAAAGAATTAACAATCAAATAAAATTAATTATGATAAATTTAAAAGACACAGCAATAGCAACTGTAATGGTTTTAACTTCTGTTGTTTGTATTATAATTGGTTTAATAAAATTAATTATGATAAATTTAAAAGACACAGCAATAGCAATTATAATGGTTTTAACTTTCGTTGTTTGTATTATAATTGGTTTAATAAAATTAATTATGATAAATTTAAAAGACACAGCAATAGCAACTGTAATGGTTTTAACTTTTGTTGTTTGTATTATAATTGCTTTAAATTATGGGGTAGATCATTGTAAATCTCTTTATGATAACAATGATGAGGTTAGACAATGTTTAAATATTTAGTTATGATTTACACAATAGAAACAAACAACGGAGGATTTGAAGGTGAATCAATAGAAGAAATTATTGCAGTTATAGTGCATGATTGCATTTCTAAGGATTGGACTCCTGATATTAAAGATATTTTTTGCGATGGCGAAGAAGTAGATTATAATATTTCTGAAATCCAAAAGCAAGTTGATGATGAGATAGATTATATTAAATATGAAGGCGGAATTGATCATGAAGGAAAAGATATGAATTATTTTGATCAAAAAAGACTTGACCTTTAGAATTGTAGATTATAAAATTAATTATGTAATTAACTTAATCAAAAAACTATGACAAAAGAAAAAGAATTAACGCTTCACCAGAAGTTAGTTAAAATTCAATCTGAATTAAAAGTAGCTAAAGATAAAAAAAATACTTTTGGTAATTTTGAATACAGGCATTGTGAAGATATTTTAAAAGCTGTAAAACCTCTATTACTTGAGTATAATCTCACTCTAATAATAGATGATGAGCCAATTATTATTGGTGATAGGTATTATATAAAATCAGTTGCTGAAATTAGAGACGAAAAATCAGAAATATCTACAACAGCTTACGCAAGAGAGCCAGAAATAAAACCAAAAATGGATGAAAGCCAGACTACTGGATCAACTTCTTCTTACGCTCGGAAATATGCATTAAATGGATTATTTTGTTTAGACGACTCAAAAGACTCAGATGATAAAAATAAAGACACTATTAGTGAAGAGCAGTTCAAAATATTAACTAAATTAATTGATGATGCAAATCAAGATATAAAAGCTTTGTGTGATCATTATAAAATTAAGTCTGTAAAAGAGTTGCCAGAGGATGATTTTAAAGGATTGAAAAAAATATTAGAAAATAAAATCAAGAATAAAAATGCAAATAATTAAGGATATTGAGCAAGGTTCTCAAGAGTGGTTGCAATTACGATTAGGTATTGCAACTGCCAGCAATTTTAAAAAAATAATTACTTCTACGGGAGTAGAAAGTAAATCATTAAAAGATTATGCTTTTGAATTAGCAAGCGATAGTCTTTTAACAGAGCCAGAAGCATCTTTTCAAAGTGAAGCTATGATTCGAGGTAATGAGTTAGAAGAAGAAGCTAGGAGTTATTATTCTTTTGTTAATGATGTTAAAATTGATCAAGTAACTTTTATTAAAAAAGATGAGATAGGCTATTCTCCTGACGGATTAATTGGCGAAAATGGAGTAATTGAAATAAAATGCCCATTAAAGAAAAATCATCTAAAATATTTGATTGATAATAAATTACCGTCAGAGTATAAACCGCAAGTCCAAGGGGGATTACATATATCAGAAAGAGAATATTGTGATTTTATATCTTATCATCCACTTTTTAAAGATGATAAAAAAATGTTTGTGGTAAGAGTTTATAGAGATGAAGAATATATTAAAAAATTATCTGATTTATTAACTAAAACTATTGAATTAAAAAACGAAATATTAACTAAATTACAATAACATGATATTAGATATATTTAAAACTAAATCCGATCTATTAAAAGAAATTAATCTATTAAAAGATCAAGTGCAAGCTAATAAAAATTTAGTTAAAAGATTTATATGAAGATAAAAAAACTATTCCAACTAAAATTACTAAAAGCTTTTTAAACAACTTAAAATTAAAATTAAATGAAATCAAATAAATTAACAAATCAAGCAATCAATAACCTTATCGGTAAAAACATAAGAAAGGTTAGAGACGCTAAAAAAAAGAGTCGTAGAGAAGTATCGGAAAAGCTTGGAGTTAGTGCAAAAAGCTTAGAGCAATGGGAAAGGGGAGTTGTGCAAATAAAATTGTCTTGGCTGATTTTTATTGCTGACATATTAGAAGTATGCGTTACTGATTTAATCCCTAGTAATCTTAAAAAAAAGAGCTAGCAACAACAATAAAACTTATTCCTATAAGTATATAAGAAGCTATCATAATTAATAATTTAGTTATTATGGCGGTTATAATAACTAAAGTTTTTTATTATGCAAGAAAATAAAATGAATTATAAAGAATTTAAGAAAAAATTAGAAAAAATCAAATTTTCTAAAAATCAAGTTAAATATATAAATCGTATTGCTCCAAATGGAAATAATGTTAAGATTTATGATACTGATTGTGATTTAGAGCGTAATATAAGTTTAGAGGCTGAGTTAAAAAGACAGTACTACAAGCAAGATGATGCTAAAGATTCTTATTCAAGTTGTTTTTTTGGTGAAAAGACTGATCTACAAAACAAGGCATTTCATAGTGCTGTAAATCAATTATTACCACAATATAACGAGTATTTAGCGAATCATGGAGCAGATAGATTTGGAAAGCTTGTTTATAATAAAGACAGTTTCAAAGAGGCTTTGAAGGTGGAGGCTGGATATTTTAGAGAAATAACAAAAGAAGAAGCTTTGATTTATGTAAGAATGAATAGACAAGAATTAAAAAGATTACTGCCAGATGCAACAGTTGAAGAATTGGTTGAGGCTAGATTAAGACAAAAGGAGGTCGGAAGAATTAGAGATGCTACAAAAGAGCAATTGATAGATATATTAAAAGCTATTGATATATGGGCGATGGATAAAGGTTTTTCATTGCATATTGAGAAAAAAAAGAAAGATAACTAATTAATGGATTTAATAAAATAATCATGATTAGTAAAAAAGTGTTAATTCTCGTACTTTTAGTAACAGTCGGTATAAAGTATAAAGCCGAGAAATATTTTGAATTAGAAGAAAGAGGTTATAAAAAATATAGAGAAACGACATTAATAAAATAATTATGGAGAAAAAGCAAGTTAAACTCAAAATAAAAGATTTGATTTGGTCAGAACATATTAACAAATATAAGAATAAATTTTTAGCAGAAGAAATATATATTAGAGGTTCTGACGATAATTTTGTAAAAGCCTTTATCAATCAAAATGGTTGCTGTATAAACTGTAAAACAAAATTTAAAATTACTGTAAGAGATGTAATTAAATTAGTTTTAAATGATAAAAATCAAATAATTTGTAAAAAATGTGTTGATAATCTAAGCTTGAAAAATATAAAAGATTTTTCATATATAACGGAGGAAAGTGATGATGCTATATCTATTATAGATCATAGTAAACGCGAAAAAATTAAATGGATTATAAAAAAATAATTATGAAAAAACTAAAATATAGAAATATTAAAATAGAAGTTGATGGCATTAAATTTGATTCAAAAGCTGAATATAAAAGATATACAGAATTGAAATTATTTGAAAGAGTTAAGAATATATCAGATTTAGAATTGCAAGTTAAATTTGAGTTGCAACCATCATTTGTAGATGGTCAAGGGATAAAACAAAGAGCAATTACTTATGTTGCGGATTTTGTCTATAAAGAAAATAATAAAATTATAGTGGAGGATTTAAAGAGTGTTGCCACTGCCAAAGACTCAACATATAAGATAAAAAAGAAAATGTTGCTTTGGCTTTTTAAAAGAGATGAGGATTATATTGATTATGAATTTAAAGAAATAATAAAGGGCTAGGCAATAGTTTTACTGTGCCAGTAATTAAACACTTAATTCAATCAATAATAAAATGACAAATAAAGACAAAATATTAAAAGATTTATTAATAAGTTATGAAGGGTTTCTATGCTTTTTACATAATAATAAATATAGATTTCCAAAACACAAAGATTATAGAGATTTTGTATTAGATCAATGCAAGATAAGAATTGAAGAATTAGAGAATTTTTATAGTGAGATCATAGAGGAAGATAATATATCTGATGAGTTTTGGGATAGGCTTCATTTATTCTTAAAAAAAGAAGATGGCTATGAAGAAAGCGAATAAACAAGAACAGGCTTATATGGGTCGTGTTGCTGAATTAGGCTGTGTAATCTGTGGAGGAATACCAGAGATACACCATAATACCAAAAATAGGGGCTATGGGGCTAAATCTAGCAATTATGATATAATACCTTTAGCGACCAAATTTCATCGAGGAGAAGAGGGTATTCATCATATAGGGGTAAAAACATGGGAGGAAAAATATGGGGATCAAGATGATCTAGTGAAGCAAGTTAAATTAAGAGTATATGCCGATATATTACAAAATGATTATCCAGAATATGAAGCTGAAAGAATCGGAAAGAGTATTGAAGAAATAGAAAGTTATATATTAAATAATGCAATATGATTTATTCGGAAATGTAATTATTCCAGAAGGTATAAAA